TTAGATATTGACCCACTTACAGACAATCAGAGAAAACTTTTTGATGCATATGCCAAAGGAAAACACCTTGTTGCCTATGGATGTGCAGGAACTGGTAAGACTTTCATTACTCTTTATAATGCTCTTCGTGAAGTTCTAGATGAAAGAACTCCCTATGAGAAAATCTATCTGGTTCGTTCTTTAGTTGCAACCAGAGAGATTGGTTTCCTTCCTGGTTCCTATGAGGATAAGTCAGACATCTACCAGATTCCTTATAAGAATATGGTGAAGTATATGTTCCAGATGCCTTCTGATGCTGAGTTTGAGATGCTCTATGGTAATCTTAAGTCTCAGGAGACCATTAAGTTCTGGAGTACCTCATTCTTAAGAGGAACCACTCTTGATAATTCAATTATTATCGTAGATGAGTTCCAAAACTGTACGAGCCACGAATTAGATTCTATTATTACTCGTGTTGGTGAGAACTCTAAAATTATGTTTTGTGGTGATGCTACTCAGTCAGACCTACAGAAGACTAATGACCGTAATGGAATTGTTGATTTTATGAGCATCTTGCGTAAAATGCCATCTATTGATATAATAGAGTTTGGTGTTGATGATATTGTTCGTTCTGGACTTGTCAAGGAATATATTATTGCAAAACTAGAAGCAGGTTTTTAATGTCGAATCCGTTAATTGAAAAATATTATGAGTTGCATCCTGAAGTTACTAAGCAAGGAAGATTTACACATATAGATGTAAATCTTCCAAAACTTGAAAGGGAAACTATCGATGGTATTCGTTATTATAAAGTTCCTGATGATGAAGAACTGCTTAAACTTGTTTCTATTACTTCTGTAACCAGTCATAAAAATCGCCAGATATTTATTAACTGGCGAAAAAAGATTGGGGAAGAAAAGGCAGACAAGATTACACGCCAATCAACAAGTCGTGGCACTGACATGCATACGCTAGTTGAACATCATCTTAAGAATGAGAATCTTCCAGAAGTTCAACCACTTTCAGATTTCTTATTCAAGATTTCTAAGTCAACTCTCAATCGTATAAATAATATTCACGCCCTTGAGGGGTCTCTATATAGTAAACAACTAGGTATTGCTGGAACTGTTGACTGTATAGCAGAGTTTGATAACGAGTTGTCAATCATAGACTTTAAGACTTCTAAAAAACCAAAACCACGCGAGTGGATCGAACATTATTTTGTTCAATGTATGGCATATGGTTGTATGCTTTACGAACTGACTGGTATTCCAGTTAAAAAACTTGTAATCATTATGGCTTGCGAAAATGGAGAATGCGTCGTCTATGAAGAAAGAGACAAAACAAAATACATCAAACTACTCACCGAATACATTAGAGAGTTTGTTAGAGATAAACTGGAATCATATGGAACAAAATAAAGAATTAGAACAAGTTATAGAAAATAAGTTTTTAACGCCTTCCAAGTTTGCTCTTGAGATTGAACATATTGTCGCAACTGAAAACTTTAACTATATTGATGCTATTTGCCACTATTGCGAAATCAATAGTCTTGAAGTAGACTCGGTAACGAAACTCATTTCCAAACCACTTAAAGAAAAACTTAAAAATGATGCGATTAATTTGAATTTTATGAAACGCACTTCTCGCGCTCGTTTGCCTATTCTATGAGTCCATTTGAAACTTATCAACATTATTTGTCACTCAAAAATCATTTCACAAACCCAAAATACGACTTCTTTAAATACGGTGCGAAAACCCGTGCTAGTATCACTTCGTTCAACAAACGTCGTGACAAATACTGGTTCGAAAAAACTTCGAGAAAGTATTCTGATAAAGAAGTCGTAGATTTTCTTGTATCAAACTTTGTAGCAGCAGACACCCCTGGTAACTTATGGATTGGAGAAATTATCAATTCTGGAGAAAGGACTTACGCAGATTGGATGCGAAGACAACAGAGTTTGACTTACTTATTCAAGGAACAAAGCAACGAATTCTTCTTGGAGACCAAATTAGAGGATGCCTTGAATTGTTCCAAGGGACATCCACCAGTCCTCAAAAAGTTTCTAAGCGGGCAATTATCACTAGAAACCTTAGTAATTTACGACAAAATATTTGGTTTCTCAAAAACTTTTGATAAAAAACTTTTGGATCCAGTGTGGGAAACCGTAAGTTTAAAAATTCGCAAGTACAATCCATTTCTAAATATTGACGTGTTCTCTTATAAAAAAATTTTACGGGAAATTGTAAATGAGTAACTTTTTTGATTCTGATATTATTCAAGATGAACTGAAAGAAATCAATCAGTTACAAGAGCAAATTTACGGAAGTATTTTGACTTTTGGTATGATGTCCCGCGAAACTAAACTGGAACACATTGAAAAACTTGAACTCTTGCTAGAAAAGCAAAGAGTGATGTATACTAGGTTGTCTCTTTCAGACGACCCCAAAGCGGTTGAGATGAAAGAGAACCTACGCAAGTCAGTTGCCCTGATGGGATTTCCACCAGAGACTGATATGAGTATATTATTTGGTAGTATGACCAAAACGATTCAATCCCTCAAAGATTACATTGACAATTGAGGAAATCCCTGTTATACTATCCGAGTAATCCAACAAATCCAAATTTATCCGAGGTATCCAAATGGCATTTGCCGATCTTAAAAAACAGTCTAAACTTGGTTCTCTCACCGCAAAACTGGTGAAAGAAGTTGAAAAAATGAATACAAGTGGGTCAGGTTCTTCTGACGAACGTTTCTGGAAACTTGAGTGTGATAAAGCAAACAATGGTTATGCTGTAATTCGTTTCCTCCCTGCTCCTGATGGTGAAGATCTACCATTTGTGAAGGTTTATAGTCACGCATTCCAAGGTCCTGGTGGTTGGTTGATCGACCAATGCTTGACTACTGTAAATCAGAAATGCCCAGTGTGTGAGCATAACTCTGGTCTCTGGAATAATGGTACTGATGCTGGTAAAGAAGTTGCTCGTAAGCAGAAACGCAAACTGACTTATGTGAGTAATGTCTATGTTGTGAAAGATCCTGCCAATCCTGAGAACGAAGGTAAAGTCTTTCTCTTCAAGTATGGTAAAAAGATCTTTGATAAACTTACTGAAGCAATGCAACCTGAGTTTGAGGACGAGGAAGCAATCGATCCGTTTGACTTCTGGCAGGGTGCTAATTTCAAACTGAAGGCAAAGAACGTTGCTGGTTATCGTAACTATGATTCCAGTGAGTTTGCTCCTCAGGGTGCTCTTCTGGATGATGATGACGCTCTGGAAGCATTGTGGAAGAAGCAGTATTCTCTCACTGAGTTTGTTTCTCCCGATCAGTTCAAGACTTATGAAGAACTGAAAGCACGTCTTCATTCTGTGCTTGGATCTAAAGGGTCTGCCCGTCTTGATGAGGAAGTTGAGTCTGAAGAAGAATACACTCGTGGTTCTACCAAGGAACTTACCGATGATCTTCGTTCTGAACTCAAGAATCTAACTCCTACTCGTTCTTCTTCTTATGATGAAGACGATGAAGATGATACTCTAAGTTACTTTGCAAAACTTGCTGAGTGATGTGTATAGGGAGGAAATCTCCTCCCTTAAAATGGAATTGAGACCTTAGTATTTTCTGTCTTAATTAATGTATCATTTACATATTGCGATGATTTATCATAAATCATCGCTTTTCTTGTATCATTGATAACTTGCTGTAGGTATCTCGGTTTTAATACATAGATACTTCTTTTTTCATTATTCTTTAGCACTTCGTATTCATAGTTACTTACTCCTACAATAGGATCTGCAATAAGAATCACATCTTCTCCCAGTCTTGTAGCATCATTTGTGTACAGAGTTTGATTGTCATAGTAATAAATGTTAAAGTCAGCATCAACAATTTGACCTGCAGGAAGAATTAATCGGTCTTCTGAATCTCTAACTTCTTTAGTCTCATAATGATGAATTGCATTTAAGTCATTGCCATAGATTGATTCTGCATAATCGTATACTTGTTTATCAGAAAGTGGCCATTGATCTCTGAGTCTTG